CGCCTTGTGCTTCGGCTTCGCCTTCGCTGGGGCGGTCGGCGCGTCAGCGACGACATGGGAACCGGCGACGTCGGGAACGTCACCCCCCGCACCCCCCGAACGAAGTGAGGGGGTTCCTGTTCCCCTGTTCCCCTGTTCCCCTGTTCCAGGCGCGAGGGTGTCGCGAGACCCTCGCGCCTCTCTCGCGAGAGTGTCGCGAGGGTTTCTGTTTTGCCTAGTCACGCCGTCTTTCGGCATGGGGTATCGCGCCTTTCCGGGGCGGTCGACCTTCTGGTGCCTCTCCCATTTTGTGATGTGAAGAAAGTCACGTTCGTCGACGGTGTAGCGGTCCACGAGACCCGCGTCAGAAAGATGCTGCAACCCTCGCGACACCCTCGCGACACTCTCGCGAGGGTCGTCGTCAAGGGCGAAAAGATCTGCCGCGATGATCCTCTCCTCATCACGTCCGACCCCGTTGTCATCGACATAGGACCACAGGCCGATGAAGAGCAACCGGTCAAAGTAATCGAGTGCGGCAATGTCGTCCGAGCGCCAGAACTCCGGCTTGATCGTGCGTATCCTCATGCCTTCCTCCCGGTGATGTCTGGGTAGTAGGTCTGCTCCCATCCCGAGCGGCCCTTGTGTGCCTGTGTGATGCCCCCAATGGGGGAGACGCGCAACCAGCGACGGTCGTAGTGCCCACCGCAGCTCATGGCGTAGGCGGGATGCACTGGCAGGTTGTGGCGGCATAGGTAGGCGAACACATCTACGGCGGTCCACCTGCCGATGGGCCTGCACGCGCCAGGCCCAGCCTCACCCCACCGTGCGATGACCATGTCGCGCATGGCGGACTCCTCGCCTCTCACGCCGGTGATGTGACGCGAGCCAAAGTCGACTTCCGGGCCAGTGAACTGCCCCTTTGCGTGCGACCCCTTGCGGTCCTGTAGCTCGATGTCGTCCCACCATCGCGGACCGCCATCGACCCAGTACTCGTGGTAGTCGACATAGTCACCCCACCGTTCGAGGAACGCGTCGCGGACGGTGAGGCACTCGGGGCTTTCCCATCGGCGCATGCGCACGTACACCAGTGGCAGGGTGACACCGCTGGTGGCGACGAGATGGGCGACGACAGTGGAGTCCTTGCCCCAGGAGGTGGAGGCGTAACACGCGCCATCCTGGGCGAAGCGGCGGATGATGTCGTGGGCGCGCTTCTCCCTGGATGGCCATCTTGGGTCAGCGGCCAGGGCGCGGTCGTAGCGCTCCAGGTCAGACCAGGTGCGCCTGTCCGCATCGGTTAGCCTCGGCGAGTCGATGAGCATGGCACACCCCCTATCTCCATGGACCGGTATGGCTGCCCTCGATGCGAGTACTCGATGCGACCCCTGGACCGCAGTTCTGCCAGGGCATCTGATACAGCGCGTGCCGGAAGGCTGAGGTCGGCGGCGGCTATACCGACCGTGATGGCGCGTCTCCTGTCCGGCCTGGGCGGGAGCCACTGCCACACGGCCTCGAGAATGTCGTCGTCGGTCATGATTTCCTCCTGCGCGATGGGTGCCAGTAGGGGGCGCGGCATGCGGCTGATGGTGGCCAGTCGCGGTCGGTCCAGTCGCCGTCGATGTCGTCGATGGCCCAGTGGGACACGTGCCCACACCCGGCGTTGTGACGTGCGCCCACATGGGTGATGAACGTCAGCAGGTTGGAGAGGTCGTCTGCGTCAGTGGCCTCGACGTCCCACCAGATGGTGCGTGCCACGATGGCTGCTCGGGTGACATTGCGGGCCTTCATAGGGCCGAGGCCGGTGTGATGTTTGGCATCGCTCGTCCACAGGGACATGGGAGCCGTGGCGGGCTTGCGGCGCACCTCCACAGCAGTGTGTGTTGGGGCGTCAACGTGGGCGCGTGACGACCTCCACCCCCACCATCCGTCCCGCTCCCACCGCTCCAACGGGAGCGGGAAGTCTGCCGCTTCGGTGGACGCGGTGGGTGGTGGGGGGATCTGCTCCCCCCTGTCGTGGGCGCGCATGGCATACGCCCACGACAGGGGGCCATCGAGTGGTGTCGCCCATGCGTCGATGCCGACGACAGGAGAGTCGACGTGCGCAGTGACCCTCATCGTGCAACCTCGGCGAGTAGCTCCCTGATGTCGGATGAGTGGCCATGCAGGTGTGTGTCGAGGGCTCCTATTGCACTATCGACCTCGGCGGCGTCCAGGGTTCCGCGCCAGTCGATCAATGCTGCACCATATCCGGTATTCGTTGATGCTCCGAGATATGCCACTCCATCATGTGCCCACAATCCGATTCCAGCGAGAATGGAAGCCCTCTGTTCTTCGGTGGCGGCGGGGGTCAAGGAAATGGTTCCGTACAGCTGCGAGCCAGCAAGAAGGACTTGAGTGTCAAAGATCATTTGGGTTGACGAAATTGAACCGCCGTCGAGCGTGTCGGGTTGGGCGATCATCCTGGCCTGCTGTGTGGATGCGGTGTCGTGCCTGGTTCCGAATTCCTCGCCACGGTATGCGCCAGCTCGTCGCGGCCTGGCTTGCGCCACATCGCTTGGTAGCCTGAAAGCGTTCTCGGCGCACACGAGGATAGCGTCCGAGACGCGTGCGGTGCCCTCGTGGATATCAGAGTGTGCGGCATAGCCGAGCACCGACAGTGCGGGGAGAAGTTCGGATACGCGCCGTTGTAGCTCGAGGTCCACCTGAGCCCCGGTGGATGAGATGGCTCCGCCGGACCATAGGAGGTCGACCTGGGCCTTCGTCATCGTGCCAGGCTCACAGCAGGTGGAGGCGATCCGCCACGCCAGGGCGTTTCGGATGCCATGACGGATGGATGCTCCCGACAGGAACGGAACCTGAATTGTCGTGTCGTCTGGCTGCACCACTTCGTGGGTGCGCAGCAGGCGGGTGTTTCCCGATGATCCAGCGCCATGGGCGAACGGCGATGTGAGTGTGGCGACGTACTGGTACTGGGGGTGCATAGTGGCGACGGTGGTGCTCATCAGAACGGAATCTCCTCGGTCAAAGATGCGGTTTGCGTGGCGGCCTTTGTTGTTTTCTTGGTGGTTTTGCGCTTCTCGCGCTCGGTCATGGCCAGGGCAACGATGTAGACGATGTTGCGATTTACGTGCGATGCCCACGCCTGATAGTCGGAGTCGATGGCCTGGCCAATGCGCTTGATGTCGTCGGCGCACTTAGTGGAAGGCGACTCGATCTGGAGTTTGCGGAAGGCTGTCGTAATCGCCTGGCCGGCATCCTCTGATCCGGCTGCAGCTGTGGTGATGGCCGCAGTGACACGGCCTGCCCAGAAGTCGATGAGTGACACCTCCGTGAGACTGGAGCGCAGCGCGAAGATGAGGTCGACGGTGATGGCGTCGAGCTCCTCTGATGTGGGTGTGGTCATGACATGGTTCCTTTCGTAATGGTCCATAGTGCAAGGTCGAGTAGGGGGGAACGGTGCCATCCGGCGAGACGGGATTCGATGTCGCGCCATAGGGTGAGCTGATCTGCGGTTTTGATGAATGCCGGTCGGCCTTCACGGACGGCGTCCGCCGGTACGCCCATGCGTCTCAGCTCCACGGCAGCTTCGTGAACTGCCATCCATTCGTCAGAGGTTGCGGACACCTGGGTGTCCTCGACGCGAACTACCCAGGTACGGCCATGGTTGACGCGGGCGTATGGCAGGACGTGCTTCTGGCCAGACAGTGCCACTGACGCCACCCATGGCCCGCCCGGTGGGTTGGACAGTATGTCGACGAGCGGCTGTGGGTTGCCACGGTTGATGAGCGACAGTCCAGGCGTGTTCTGGAGGAATGCCTTTTCGTGAGTGCGGCAGTCCGTGCCTTCGGCAGCGACAATGGTCCACATACGCAGGGTGGCCGGTGGCTTACCAGAGCAACACCACAGGCATGCCGTGCACACCCTTGAGGTGCCACCATCGAGCAGAGATCGGTCGGAGAAGTTCTTTCCCAGCGCATTGTCGAAGTCGGCTGTCACCTGCTCGCGGCGTCCGCATATGGCGCACCTTCCGGGGTGATTTTGCAGGTGTTTCGCGGTGGATGCGGCGGCGATCTCCGGATTCCCGGCGAGGTCGTAGACGAGTCTGGTGGCATCGCTCATGACACCACGACCATTCCGCAGCCGTAGGCCTTGTCTGGCCCTACTCCATCGTCAATCATCCGGTTGACCTCGGCGGCATTGGCGATGCGGCCAGTGACGATGTACTGGACGCGTTTAATAGTGACGATGCCGCTTGACTTATACCCGAAGAAGGTGCGCAGTGGTGACGCGGTCAGGTTCTCGATGTCGATGGCACCTGAAATGCGGTCATAGGCCCATGTGATCTGGTCTCGGCCCGGGGGTATCGGCGTGCGAGTTCCACGCTTTCCGGCGGTGGTGCGGATGCTCTTGCATGGGCATGCGATGAGGCGAAGTGTGACCTGGTCGCCGTCGTTGACGCGCTTGTCGTCGATGACTCCTGCTGATGCTATCCATGACATGTCAGCGCCGGGGCGGTAGCGGTCGTGTCTGACGAGGATGTGTTCCGGCGTGCGCTGGGTCCACAGGGTGCGGTGTGACTCGAATGTGCTGTCGATGCGGTGATGTAGCCACCTCACGTCGCGGGACGCCAGCTGTGACGATCTCTTGGTGAGTTTCACTGAGGTGAGCGTCATGACAGCTCCTCTAGGGTGATGGTGACGGTGTGGTAGCCCCGTGGTGGCGTCACGTCGGCGCGGCGCATGTCGGGGCCGATGATGTGCTCGGAGTCGTCATCTGGCCATACGCCGGCATCTGTCATGCCGTCGATCAGGGCCTTGATGGTCGGGTATCCGTTGGCGGGATCGGCGCGGCCAGCGCGGTAGCCGATCTCAGCCACCACGCGTACTGGCCCGTCAGCGTGGATGTGATGGCGGCGGCACTGG